GCCCCAGAACCCGCTTCAGCGTTGACTTCAGCTCCCCGCTGTAGGGACAGGCCGGATCATCGAGGTAACCCGGCCCCTCCTTCTGCGCCTGCATCTCCACGGCCTTCAGACGGGTCAGCCAGTCGCTGCTGATCTGCGGGTAGGTAGGCATCAGGAACACCCTGTCGTGGAGCCACAGGTGTTGCACTTGAGACAGGTGCCGTTGCGTACGAGCGTGAAGTTGCCGCACTCCGGACAGGGGCCCCCGGTGAAGCCGCTTGCATTGCTTATCTGGCGTAGCGTTGCTGGGTCGGGAGCGGGTGCGGTTCGCACGTGCTCGATCGCCTTGTCGGCGGGCATCTCGCGCCAGTTCGGCCAGTCGCGCTCTTCATTCTTCGACTGTTTCTCCAGGATCATCCCGATCGCGATCTCGGCGGTATCATCATGGCTCGGGTTGCCGAAGCGGCCTCCGAATTTCACTTCACGCCAGAGGCCGTCCAACCCCAGGATAACGAGGTCGACCCATTCCTTGGGGTCTCCGTCACCCGAGCGAACTTCGCCGATCTCTTTCGTCATATGGTCGAGAACCCCCTCACGACGGGTGCCAGGACCAAAAGTCCCTCTCGAAAACGCGATCTGCCTCTGCAGGTGGGCAATCCAATCGATCATAGGTGGTTCTTCTCCGGTGGTTCGCACCCGGTTCCACCTAAGACGCGCGAACAGATGCACCAGCGGGACTCACCGGGAGTCCTTTCAAAGAAAGTCTGGCTCGTCGGAGCTGGGGTTGGCGTCGTCGCCTTACAACCCCACATCCACCCCGTGAATCAATACGTCACGGAATTGCTGCGTACCATTGAAGCCCGTTATTCGGACGACTCGTCCAGGACGACGATGGCTGAGTGGATATGCAAGAACACCAAGTTGAAGAAGAAGCCCTTCTCGTTCAAGGGGTTTGAGTTTCAGGAACGCATCATCAACGATATGCACCCTGATCTCTGCTGCACGAAGATATCGCAGATCGGCCTGTCGGAATCCCAGATCAGAAAGTATCTGGCCTTCCTTCGACGCACGACCGCCGTCACGGGCATCTACACAATGCCCGACGACAAGATGCGGGATCGCATGTCGCAGACCCGCGTCAAACCAATCATCGACTCCGAAGCTGTCTTCAACCCTCCGGTCAGCGACAAGCCGGTGCGTCAGAAGGGGCTCTATCAGATCGGAGACTCGTTCGGGTACTTCACCGGCTCCACTGAAGGAGACGCGACCTCGATCGCCGCCGACATTCTGATTCACGACGAACTCGACCTCACCGATCAGGCGATGATCGCTCTCTTTCAATCACGTCTGCAGGGTTCGAGCTACAAAATCTCGCAGAAGTTCGGAACCCCGACCTATCACGGCTTCGGCATCGATGCCGCTTACTCCGCCTCGGACCAGTTCGAGTATTTCATTCGCTGTCCGTCGTGTCGTCAGCATCAGCTTCCGGAGTTCCACCCGAAATTCATCTGTTTCCCGGATGGTCCACAACCAGCTCACGAGGACCTTACTGCTCTGTCAGTGGAGCAGATCAACCCTCTCGTCGTTGACGCCGCCTACTGGCGATGCGAACGCTGTTCGAAGCCGCTCGATCTCGCCGACCCGCTGCTTCGTGAATGGGTGGCCCGCTACCCTGGACGAGCCTCTCGTGGCTACAAGGTTCGCCCGACATCGATTGATCGCATCACGATCCCCTACATCTTCAGGCAACTGAAGCGATATCACATCCTTGGCAACCTCAAGGGCTTCCACAACACCGTTCTCGGCGAAGCGTTCAATGATGGGAACGCTCGCATCTCGGAGGATGACATCACATCCTGCATGGGGTCCCCTGCCCTGCCGACCCCTGACACCACGACACCTTACTTTCTCGGCATCGACATGGGCACCACCTGTCACATCACGATGGGTACCTTCGATAGAGTAGTTCTGTTTCTGCAGGTGCCACGCAGCGAGGTCGTAGAGAAGACCAAATACCTACTCAACAACTACAGGATCATCTCCGGCTGCTCTGACCGGTATCCTTACACCCCCACCTCTGAAGAGATACGTGATCTCCCGGGGTTTGAGGGGGTCGTCATGCCCATCCATTACTCAACCCAATCGAATGCTCCACCTCTCATGCCAGGCAAGGACGAGTTCGACGCCATCACTCACTGGCAGGCCCATCGAACACGCACCCTTGACTTCGTCCATCGTTCGATCAGCGCACACAGAGTCACGCTGGAGGGTTATGGCGCGCACAGGCAGCTCATAATCAAACACCTTCGCAACATGGTGCGTGTGGAAAATGAGGACGTGCCTCCCATATGGCAGAAGCTGGGAGACGAGGAAGACCACTTCTTTCACTCTCTGGGGTATCTGTTTCTGGCCCAGCGGCTGGTCGATGCGAGTCTCTACCGCTCGACCGCCGAAGTCAGAACCCAGGTGCTCCTTACGGGAGTGGGAAGTTCGCAACCGCTCGGCCTGTCAGCGAAGGACTTGAACAAGGTTAGGCACGTTTGGGACTCTTTGACGGTCTCCTGAACATCATTACCCCGAAGAAGCAGCTGTCCAGGTCGGGCATATCGGTTACGTCTGACTACAATCCATTCACGGCCCAGCAGACATTTCTCGCGCCTCCGACCTTCGCCGCCTTTCGTGATGACATCCTCACGACGCGGCAGCAGAACGACAGCCAGACGATTCTGAAGAACCTGTTCCGGAGCGATCCGGACGTTTCGGCTGCGTTGAACGGGTACCTCACCCTCGCGAACACGGACATGCTCTTCTGGGCCGAGGATGTCGACGGAAACGTCGACGCGGATGCCAGCTCGGCGCTCCATACGCTGATGAAGAAGATCACGCGGCAGCTCGATTACACGCAGGGCTACCAGTTCAAGCAATCTCTCCGTCAGATGTGCGCCGACCTTCGGTACATGCTTCTGTTGCGTGGCGGCATCGGCCAGGAACTGATCCCCGACAAGTCAGGCAATCCGGAGTCGCTCCGGATGTTCGATCTCGCGTCGATCCGTTTTTTCGAGAAGCAACCCGGCCTCTACAAACCGGGCCAGGTGGTGCCAGGCGAGTCCGATCCGGTGATGCTGGACTCCCCCAGCGTCTTCATCTCGTTCTACCGGCGCGACCCCACGACGATCTACTCGGACTCCTCGTTCGTCGCCTCCATCAACACAATCGCGGCGCGACAGCAAGTCATCAACGACCTCTATCGCATCATGCAGGTGACGGGCTATCCGCGCCTCACGGTTTCGCTCGTTGAAGAGGTCGTCAGGAACTCCGCCCCCGCGAACATCAAGGCTGACGCCACGAAGCTCAATGAGTTCGTGGCCGCGCAGGTGTCATCGATCTCCAGCTCCCTTGCGACGCTGCGCCCGGACCAGCCGTTCGTGCATACGGACGCCGTCGTCCCCAAGATCATCAACGACAAGACCCCCGGCCTCGCGGTCGATATCTCGGCGGTCGTCGACACGTTGAACGCGCAGAACCAGGCTGGTCTCAAGACCATGGCGACGATCCTTGGACGCGGCTCGTCGGGCGTGAACACGGGCTCTGTCGAGGCGCGTCTCGCCGCCATGTACGCGGATGAGTTGAACGAACCGATCGCCGAACACTTCGCTGCGATCCTGTCTTTCTGTCTGCACAGGCATGGCTATCAGGGTTTCGCGAACGTCAAGTTCCGCAAGGCCGAACTGCGACCCGACACCGAACTCGAGCCACAGATGGTGATGAAGGCTCAACGTCTCCGTCAGGACCTGTCCGATGGGCTCATCACCGACGAAGAGTATTCGCTCGAGATGTACGGGCGTCTGCCCCGACCCGGCGCGCCCTCTCTTTCGGGCACGAAGTTCCTGACGCCCGCGCCTCCCGCCGCGACCGGTGGTTCCGACAACAACCCCAACCCGGCTGACGTGAATCCGAAAGAAGGGGCGTTGAATCGCTCCCTGGCTCCGCCGTCCTCGAAGATGACCAAGGCGAACCCGAGGAAAGCTGGAGGCGCGGCATGAGCTACGCGAGCCCGCTCTTCTTCGTGAAGTCGAACACGACGTTCGAGCTGCCGTTTCAATATGATGACAATGGCGCGGGTCTCGATCTGCGTCAGTCGCAGTACAACATTCGTTGCGAGGGGAAGTATTCCGTCAGCGATCCGTCACCGCTGTTCACCCTGACGAGCAACCCCTCGTCCGGAGTCGTGATGACGGGCGCTCTCACCTACGTCGTCCGGTTTCCCAAGGCCACGCTGGCCTCGATTCTGGGCTCGAGCAAGGCGCGTACTGTCGCTGTTCAGGTGGTTCTCGATGTTGCTTCCGAGACCTCCGATCTCGGCACCTTCTATCTCCGTGTCGAGCGCGGGGTGGCCTCATGAAGGTCATCGTCAACCCGATCACGCGCCAGACGGTTCTTGTTCAGGGTGGTGGCCTCTCCATTCCAGGTCCTCCGGGCCCTCCGGGCGGCACGCCTTTCGAATTTACGCAGAGTTCCCCTTCCACGTTGTGGACGGTGGCGCACAACCGAGGACGCAAACCGAACGTAACGGTTCTGTCTCCGGGAGGTCTCGAAGTCATCGCGACCATTGTTCATCTCGATGTCAACACCCTGCAGGTCTCATTCGACGAGGCCTACACGGGAACCGTAATCTGTCTCTAGGGGGTAGAATCCAATGACTGTTCTCGTCAACACCAAGTTCGACTTCGGCAACGCGCGTCGCCTCACCAACCTCGCCCCTGGCGCGGCGACTGGCGAACCCGTCACTTACGAGCAGATGAATGCCGCGATCGAGGGTCTGGCGTGGAAGGACAACTGCCGCGTCGCCTCCCAGGTCAACATCACCATCGCTTCGCCGGGCGCGACCATCGACAGTATCACGATGGCGACGAACGATCGCGTGCTCATTCGGTCGCAAACGAGCGTCCCGGAAAATGGCATCTACATCTGGAATGGTGCCGCCACTCCGATGACGCGCGCGCTCGACGCCAACGCCTTCGATGAACTCGAGAGCGCCGTCGTCACGGTTGATGAGGGCACCTCGGCTGGCGTCAGTTATCGTCAAACGCAGGTGAACGGCGTCATCGCCACCAATAACGTGGTGTGGACGACCTTCGGCACGGCTGCAGGCGCTGCCTCCGAAACCTCCTCGGGCATCGCGGAACTCGCGACGCAGGCCGAGACGGACGCGGGCACCGACGATCTTCGTATCGTCACCCCACTAAAGCTCGCGACGTGGTCGGGTCGTATCAAGAAATACTCCCAGACAATTGGCGATGGCTCGGCGACATCAATCGCGGTGACGCACAATCTCAACTCCACTGACCCCATCGCTCAGGTGTGGGAAGCCGCTGGCTCCAAG